TGGACTCTTAGTGTGTAAACCTTCATTCTCACGCAAGAGAGTCACACCAAACGCTTGTTTTTCAAAATGCTCAGAGGATCCAGATAAAACAACACCTGGTCGTTCTTTCAAAATAGTAAGAGCCATCTTCACCTGTGGCTTGGTTAAAACACCATAACAGCCCAGAGGAGTACCAGTCATGCCTCCCAAATGAAAACCAGAAATACAAGTTCCTCTACCATGAGACACCAACACCGCACCACAAAGGCCCGGTCGTGTATCAATACTTAAGCTCCTGTATTCGCCTCCAAGAAAGTCGCATACGCCATTTGATGTTAGGCAAGATTTCGAAAGACCATTGGCACGAACCAATGATCCATCAATATTACGCCAAAACATGCTAAACTGATGGTCAACGAGATTGACGTCCGGTAACCAACGAGTTAAATCCTTGAATGAACCTCCACTGTGTGCATAACACACACATAAATCAGTATCCTTGATGCGAACGCTACTCTGAAGATCCAACTTGCAGGTGAATTTTCCTCCACATGCATCAGGATTAGCCTTACGGAAAGTACATTCTATCACATCAGTTTCAAAATAATGTGATGGGATGACAAGAACATTGGACGTTAAAAACAAACAATTAGCTTGTAACTTTCTATCACCTGCAAGAATTGTACCATACACTAGGTTCTTCTGAACATTGTTAGATAACTCATCTGGCGTTGTACTTAGCATAGTAGAATTGAGTGGCACTTGACGTCTAGCGACTTGAGTCCACGGACTTTCTTCTGAATCTCTTTCAACCACTTCTGCAATGGTTTTGGGTTCAAGAGATCCCTGCTTCTTCATGCTGTTCCACCTTTTGTAGATCTTGGCAACCAAGTACAAGGTTCCAATGATAGCACTGGCACCACAAACGTGCTTGACACATCTGTCCCTATACTCCTTGAGAAGGGGCGATATATTATTTCTACGAACAAGCTCTTGTCTATAGCGCAACTGCACACAATTGGCCATCGTTGCTTGTCTCCAAATACATGCTACAACGCTTATAATTACAACAAACGATGTGCAATTTCCAAAATCAATTTGATTGAAGAAAACGACAAACAAAAACAAAAGAAGAACAAAAAAATTCACCAAAGTGGAAACAAAATACTTTCTCTTTATTTGTTTATAGTCCAAAGCCATGAGGGCAGTTTGCAAGCGATGATCCATTATCCAGCGGGTTGGTACAAAAGCTATCCAATCCAATTTGTCGACGAAATACTTCGTAGCACTTAGCAATGCAAAAGTGGAAACTCCTGCTAAAGCACGTTGAGCCGAAAAATAATCGTTCTTAACTCGATCCGTAACCATGTCAATGGAGGTGTCTATAGCACTGGCAATCTCCTTCTCAAAGTCAAAACCACTGTGTGGTTGAAAATGATTAGGACAATAACCCTTGATATGACAACATCCTTCCGCTTCACACAGTTCGACATCTTGATTCCTATTCTTGACAGTAGTCAATATGAAATCTTGATTCAATCTATGAGCTTCGAACTCATCAATCAAAAATTGCAAGACCGTGGAAAAACCGACATTTTTAAGTAATTTACCTCGATACGGTATGGGTGCATATGTAGCCACAGATGTCAAATCTGGGGGCTCAATTGCTCGTTCTACAGTGAGATTCCATATATCATCAAATAACGGTACAGTGTCAAGATCCTTGTAGAACTCACGTACCTTCCGCGAATCTAAACCCTGTGGTCTACCATCAACCACGAGTTGAAATTCAGGTTTGGCTTCCACAGTGATAACTGCATGCATCCGACGCTGAATGGAGTATGGACAATTGGAATAAACGTACGCATCAAGATCCTTAACATTTGTGTTTACAACAACAATTGAGGGCTCAACAAAAACTTTGCCCTTACTTGCCAAGTCTGCCATATTTGCGTAAAATGGCTGATTATTACAAACATCAACGATGACACGTGTAGGTGGACGCTCAACAAAATTGCTCTTCTCGTTTGCAAAGTCGTCAATGATCATTACTTCTTTATTCGTTGTCCAATTTGACATGAACTTATCACCTGGGTTGTATGACGCTCGAAATTCCTTTGACAACGGCAAGGCTGCACTAGTCAATAAAGCATCAACAATTTGATCACCATAAACAGTTTTACCTTGGCTACTCTTTCCGAATAACTGTACAGCAAAGGGAGACTTGCGTACTCCACTGCTTATTTTCATGGTGATGTAATCATTCTTTATGCCCAATAGGCGTGTGAGCTTATCACCTAGCAACTTCTTCTCAAAAGGTGCTTTTCCATTCATTGTGTGACGTATCTTGGTTGTCAACTTTTCCAGTCTGTCGTCGAATTCAGAATCAGCAACACCTGCAATCTTTTGTAGATTACCGTTGCGGACTAGATCCCACCATAGACACATGCGTGAAAATTCTTCATCAAGTTCTAGTGCAACCTTGTCTCCTGTCACAAAGCATCTAAGTGAATTTGTACGAAAAGCTTCGTGCATATTCTCAACAAAGAAAGTAACAGTAGAAAAGGCTGCATCAGCAATATCAAGAGCATTTCCATGGACAACTTTAAGATCTGGTTCAAAAATAACGTAATTCTTGACACTGAATGTAACGTCAGAGATCTTACAAAGTTCTAACGATACAAGGAGACCAAGCAATTTGGAAAAATGTGAAAACAACTTGTTGTTTCTACATAATTCCCAATTATCTCGAGCATCTTGCATTATACGTAGCCAATCGGGAGTACTGGTTTCACAACCATCTTTCTCACCTGATTGAGGTAAATTAAGAGTTTGGCGTACGTAATTAAGAACTTGTGCCACAATGGATTTACTACAATACTTCCGTACATACAAAAATATAGTTGCAGCAAATGATGTGGCAGTAGAACATCCTTGCAATGCGAAGAAAAGGGCAACAAGCCCTTCAACTTCACTGCAAAAAGAATCGGATATCTCGTAACCAATCAATGAGGAAATTTCCATAAAGAAATCGGTCAACTCATCGACTGGGGATTCGGCATCGAAATGCCGATTTTCCTGTTTCGTCTGGTATACGCTAGCTTTTACGTTTGCGAGAAACGCTGCAATTGTTGCAGAATTGAACATAAGAGAAAATCTATTTATGGGTCTTCACCGAAATTGCGATCGGCTATCCCAAAGGGAGTTTAAACCTGGAAAATGTAAGCAATTATTTTAAAATTGAATGCTGTTGATTACAGCTTAGATCTACTCATTAGAGTTGCTACAATAAATGTAGTCGCAATGCGAATCAGTAAAATTTGTTTCCCGATATTTGAATCGGACACGGATTCACTACAATGTGATACCGTCGTTTTGATTTTTGTCACGGGTACATAATTTTTATTTCAATTTCAAGTTTATAGACATTACAAGTCTGTAAAGTGAGTGGCATACTCACAACATATAGAGTACTAGTTGAGGCCATAAAGGCCGGCCATAGTTGGCCGAATAATAAGTATTCAATAATCCTCGATAGAGTCTAGTAGGCATACATTAT